GGTGAGAAACTATGTGATTATTGAAGGTGACGGATTTGGATTTCTTGGAAGAATAGTAGAAATTGCACTTCCTGAAAAAGAAAGATTCGGACTACCTGAAAAAACACTATCGCAAGGAGCGGAACTTCACCCGACTGGCTTTATTGAAATCCAGTGCGTCTTTGATATATGTAACCCATCAAAAATTGATAAGGGTTACAAAATGTACCCCTCGATAGGCGCGAAGGTTTTTCTTTGCTCAGAGCAAACTCTGAAATTCTTTTTTGAGCATCTTTCTGATGATTCAACAACTCACGATGATTTACTTAAAGATTTCTGTGAAGTGATAGGGGAGACACACCAAGAGCCAATAGGTCTCTCTTCAAACGCATTATTTTCAAGGCATTCAGCGATTGTTGGAACTACCGGTAGTGGAAAAAGCTATTCAATAGGAAAAATAATAGAGGGTCTAAGTCAGGTGGATAATTCAAAGATCATACTGCTTGATGCCACAGGAGAATTTGCAAACATAAAAGGTGTGGGCGTTAAGAATGCTATTTTTACAGAAAGTGATGTAGACGAACAAGTATATTTTCCTTATGAGAAACTAAATTTTGAAGACTTTGTAATGCTCTTTAGGGCGACGGGACAATCACAAGCACCTAAGATCCAAGAAGCTCTGTGGAGCTTAAGATTATCTGCTCTTGTTACCAAAAAAGGTGAAATGTCTAAGCTGACAGATTATTCAGTTTCTAGTGATTCTCCTCTTGTTGTAAAAGCAAAAAAATCAAAGGCAAATTTCAAAGCTTTGATGCTCGAACATATTCATGAAATTGATAACGAAGGTGTAGATTTTGATATTAGCTTTCTACCTCAACAAATTGTAGAAGAATGTATTTACGAAAGCGGATTTACTATCGGTACATTTGGAGACCAAAATGCAAAAGAAAAAGATTATGTCTCCAGTTTAGTTTCAAGAATAAGTACAAAAATTAATAGACCCATCTCTGAAAAAATATTCAACTTTAAAAAGGCTATTCCGTCGAACAAAAATATTGTTGATGTTATAAATGCATTTCTTGCCGATAACACTCAAACAATTTTAAATATAAATTTATCGGAAGTGGCATTCGAAGAGAAAATGCGAGAAATTCTCATTGACTGTATTGGAAGATACCTCTTGAATTTGGCAAGAAAGGACACATTTAAAAACAAACCAACTATCGTATTTTTGGATGAAGCCCATCAATTTCTCAATAAAAAAATTAAAGATGATTTTTTTGAAATAGAACTAAGTTCTTTTGCGAGTATAGCTAAAGAGTGTCGAAAGTACGGTTTATTTCTATGTCTCTCAACTCAACGACCTCGAGATGTTCCTGATGACGTTCTGAGCCAGATGGGAACTCTAATTGCACATAGACTAATTAACGGGTATGACAGGGAAGCTATAGAAAGAGCTTCCCCTGAAGCATCAAAATATTTGCTAAAGTTTCTTCCATCTCTCGGTAAAGGAGAAGCCCTTATCGTCGGAACAGATTTCCCGATGCCTCTTCACATAAAGATTTCTGAGATTAAATGCCCGGATGTTTTTGCGCCAAAATCAGAAACTCCTAAATTGGGGAAATTAAAATAATTATATGTCTGAATACTACAATCCAAATCGAACACGCAACCTCTATAGTCCAACAAGTACTGAGCCTTTCAAATTGTCTCGATCAAAAATCGAACTTTTCATGAAATGCCCTAAGTGTTTTTATATGGATCGTAGACTGGGTGTTGGACAGCCCCCAGGCTTCCCGTTTGCCCTGAATTCAGCTGTAGATAGCCTCCTGAAGAAAGAATTCGACATACATCGAGTAGGGAAGACTCCACACCCTCTTATGAAGGCGTACGGGCTCGATATGGTCCCTTTACAGCATGAAATGATGAATGAATGGCGTGAGAACTTCAAAGGGGTCCAGTATCACCACAAGCCTACAAATTTCATTATGACAGGGGCGGTAGATGACCTCTGGGTTGATGGGGAAGGGGAGGTAGTTGTAGTTGATTACAAGTCAACGAGCAAAACAACGAAAGTAAATCTGGATGCTGAATGGCAGATTGGATACAAGCGACAAATGGAAATGTACCAATGGTTATTACGACAGGTAGGATTAAAGGTTTCAAATACCGGATATTTTGTTTATTGCAACGGAAAAACAGATCGTGAATCGTTCGACGCTAAATTAGATTTCGATATCGATTTGCTACCATATACAGGAGATGATTCTTGGGTTGAAAATACCCTACTAGAAATTAAAAAGTCTCTTGATGGTAAAATTCCTAAATCAGCATCTGATTGTGATTTTTGTAATTATAGAAAAGCATTCCAAGACATAGTTAAAAATAATCCTGACCTTTATTAAAATATATGCTTGAAGACAAAGATCCAGAAGAAATTATAGAGATTGCAGAAATAGCTCAAAATCAAGGAGTGGATATTGAGACTGCGGAAAAGGTAAAGGAGCTCATGGATGACGAGGGTCTTGATGAAGACGAAGCAGCTGAACTCGCTGAAGTTATGTAAAGCTGATAGAATGGCTACATCTATGGATCATTCAGAACGAAAAGCTTTAGAATTTGTTGATAGGGTAACCAAACGAGTAAAGGTATTTTTCAAGTGGATGTTCAACACTCGCATTGGCGGTCTATTTAAAAGCGCGGTACAGCTCGTACTTTGCGCCGTTGTATTCTTCTTTGTATTTCAACTTCTTGGATCATTTCATTTTTTTGATAAAACCTCCACAGAAGATTCTACTCTAAGTGACACGACGGATTTATCTTCTACAACGGATGAAAACTGTAACGTTGTCGGTATCAACTTGCACGGGATGATACTTACATATGTTCCGAATCATGCTGACAGTGATCCGCTTTTTAATTACGATGTTACTGCAAGTGAAGCTGTCACATGGGCTGTTAAGCAAGCAAACGATGACGAAAAAATCAAAGCCGTTCTTATTGAAATTGATTCTGGTGGAGGACTTCCTGTAGCCGGAGAAGAAATCGCAAACTCGCTAAAAAATAGTAGCAAGCCAACTGTTGCAGTCATAAGACAAACAGGCGCTTCAGCCGCTTACTGGGCAGCGAGTGGTGCAGGAAAGATATTTGCTTCTGATAACTCTGATATCGGAAGTATCGGAGTGACGAGCTCTTACTTGGACGGCACAGCAAAAAATAAAAAAGACGGCTACCAGTACATACCACTAACCAGTGGACAATTTAAAGATATAGGAAATCCTAACAAACCATTCACGCAAGCTGATAAATATTTGATCATGAGAGATCTAAAAATTGTTTACGGAAACTTTGTTAGCGCTATTTCAAAAAATAGAAATATCCCGATTGAGAAAGTCCAAGCGTTAGCAGACGGATCAACAGTGCTAGGTGTGAAAGCAAAAGAGGATGGACTGATCGATGAGATTGGCGGCATGCCTGAAGCTGAAGCATATCTCGAAAAAACCATAGGTGAGAAACCTAATCTATGTTGGAAATAAAATGTGGGAGTTATCCACAATAGTCCTTCATTTACATACGTTTGCAATAATAAATATGTGGGAGTATAATCCTAGTACTGAACTCTACTGAGTACGTGCCAACGTCAGGGGAGGGAAGTAAGGCACAAATATTATTAACCAGTATGGCCTCTTGTCCCGTCGAGGGAAGCCCACAAAAGGTATTGATCCAGATCAAGCCTTCTTTCGTTCTTTGAATTGTGGGGTTATGCGGTTGTTGCTCTCGGAAAGCAATCACACGCCTCCGACCTAAACGAAGACTTGGTCAATTAACCAAAATAAAATCTTATGTTACTTCGAGATGCAATTGAAAAATATTTGCACTGGAAAGGAACGGAGACAAGGACAGCCCAAAAAGTCTACCGACCATTCCTAGAGCATTTCTACGCAAGTGTGGGCAACAAAGATACTCTTGAGATAACTCTCGAGGACATCTCGCAATTCCGAGCGTCACTGAAACTAAAGTACAATGATGGAAACATTGCGAACCACAACAACGTGATTAAGAACTTCTACAAGTGGCAGGAGGCGCTTCGAATCACAACGGTCCATCCCTTTCTGATCCGCAATCCTAGATTCCAAGCTCCTATAACACCGGTAGCCACTCCGGAGGAAGTAGCGAAAATGTGTGCCACTCTAAATGAGAATTCCTATGGCGATCTGATGCGACTTATAGCAATCAGATTGTTGTGGGAGTCGATGATTCGTGTAAGTGAGCTCGTTGACCTAAATATTTGCGACATAGTGTCGCAAAATCCCTACACGGAGATCATCGGCAAGAAGAATTATAAGAAACGATGGATTATGTGGTCGCCAGAAAACCATCAGCTCCTACTGAGATATGTTGCAAAGCGTCAGGCATTCATTCAACATGAAGCATTATTCGCACACGAAAGTGTGGGTGAAGTTAAGCGAATGAATACTCGAAGCATCGAGCGTTGGTTAAAGATCGCGCGTGAGAAAGCCGGCGTGACTACAGAGATATCATGTCATGCATTAAGACATGGTGGCGCACACGAGTTGGTAAAAAAAGGTGCGAGTCTGAAGTTTATAGGATTGATCCTCGGACACTCAGACAACAATCCTCGAGCCGGAATGCAGTATCTCAGATTCAGCAAAGAAGAATCCTTGGCTGTTGTGGAAAGATTTGTGGGACTAAGATTCACTGGAAAGCCTGCCGAGCCTATAATTAACCCGTACCCAGCGTACCAAATGGCATGATTCAACTTTGTAAATGTGGGAGTTTTGTGCTAAATTGTCATTACTATGACCAGTACGGATATCCCAAAGCCCAAGGGCGGTCGCGGCAAAGTCGAATGGCTACGGAATAAAGCGATCGTAACCTTATATGAGACAGATCAAAAACTCTACAACACTAACACGTTAGGGAAGTTGTTCGGCCGTGATAGGAAGACTGTAAAGGGAATTCTTGAGAGATATGCTCCTTCAAAGCAAAATAAGACGACCTCTTCAAGCGTATAATTCAGCCTCTAGCGGCGCTGGACAATCCACTTGCTATATATTCCTGTATGTTTATACTTATAGGAGTTAGCAGTGAACCTTGAAAACTAGGATCAAGCCAGGAAATCGGGTGTGAAGGATCGGGAATTAATTTACTGGTTTAGAAGAAAGGGGAGGGATTTTTAGCCGCTTAAATAGCGGCATCAAGAATACGACACAACGTCGCACAATATATCTTTTGCGACGTTATAATGTATATCCGGCCTTTCTATACATTATAATAATACTGCCAGATATGCGGCCTGCAAATTGTTCTGAGCTGGTTATCTTTAAAATTCGCTCTCGGTTTACTTAACCCCTGGTAGAGGGCTAAGCAGTTTTTAAATACTATATCTGCTCTCTTCTGCTTAAATATCATATGGAAGAGACACCTTGACAACTCCCCTTCTCCCATGTCAAAAAATATGAGCGTATTAGACCATGGTGGCCGGTTGCAGGATGAGGCCATTCTGGGGTATTTACACTATGCCTGAATTCCACCACGTTTTTTCATTGCCAAGGTAAGTACCTTTGGTACACTCTTGGCCGATACGCAGGAAGTGCACCATGCGCAACTTGTGTATTAATAAACATGAACATATTAAAAAAGTTCGCGTTAGTTCTCTCACTTATGATTAGTCTAGTCGCTGTAAGTACTCCGTCTCACGCGGATGCAGCAGCAAACATCTCCGTATGGTGGCCGACGGAAGGTGTCACGATGTCAGGCACTCAACCCTTGAAAGCTCTTGCCGACGGTATGCCAGCGAATGGCTACTCGATGTATTGGCAAGTTGATGGCGGTCAGCTCAGTCCTATGAGTGACTCATCGACAAGTTACCCTCACAAGGAAGTTACGATCGATGTGAGCGGTTGGCATTGGAGCTCCACAGGTTCGTATAAACTTAACTTCGTTGCCGAGGATCCTTCGGGAAATGTCATAGGGCAAAAGTCAGTCGCGATCAACGCAAATAAAACTGCGAATGCTCTGACTCCTGTGCCTGTGCAGCCCACGGTTCCGAGTCAACCCGTAAACCCGACTCCGCCTACTCAAAATCCTCCCGTACCGACACAACCAAATAATCCCGTCCAAACAATAGCGCATGAAAGTATCTGGTGGCCGACCGATGGCGTGACCGTTCAAGGTATTCAGCCCTTCAAAGCTGTCATAGATGGTTTTTCGTTGTCGCAATATGCGATGTATTGGCAAGTTGATGGCGGGCAATTGAATCGAATGAATGACGTTACAGTAAATCCTGCACATAAGGAAATTTCTGTGGATCTTTCCGTTTGGAATTGGAAAGGTGCAGGACCTTACGTCCTGACCTTCGTGGCTCAAAACCCCTCAGGAATCGAGGTCGCTCGCAAATCAGTCTCGATATATACAGGTGCAAGTGCATCGACTCCCCCGACTCAAATTCCGACTCCGGTAGTGCCTGTGCAACCTGCTCCCGCACCTACCCCAACACCTGTTCCATCGTCAGGTAATCCATTGTCAGGTCTGTCATTCTTTGTCGACACAAATAATCCGGCACAGAATCAGGCAAATATATGGCAAGGATCACGTTCTGCGGATGCGCAGCAGATGCGTAAAATTGCAGATCAGCCAGTTGCCAAGTGGCTTGGTGGTTGGAATGCAAATATATACGCAGATGTAAAAAACTATGTTGATGCGGCAGCTAACAATGGAAAAGTTCCTGTTATGATCGCGTATAATATTCCTAACCGCGATTGTAATGGATATTCTTCCGGAGGCGCATCTTCAGCAGACGCCTATAATTCCTGGATTCAGTCTGTTGCAAATGGAATCGGTTCGCGAAAAGCAGTAGTCGTCCTCGAACCGGATGGCTTGTCAATGGTTGATTGTCTATCGTCTTCCGATGCGTCAACACGATACGCATTGCTAGGTCAGGCGATTCGTACACTCAAAGCAAATAACAATACCTCAGTCTATGTAGATGCCGGAAACTCAAATTGGGTCAGTGCTTCTACGATGGCGCAGCGTTTGAAAAATATTAACGTCGCCAGTGCTGATGGATTTGCATTGAATGTCTCCAACTTCTATTGGACGAATGATCTTATCTCGTATGGCCGCTCGATCTCTTCACAGATCGGCAATAAGCACTTCATCATCGATACTAGTCGTAACGGACTTGGTCCCGATAATGGACAGTGGTGTAATCCTTCAGGAAGAGCATTGGGTGTTCGCCCGACAAGCAATACAGGTAATTCCCTTGTCGACGCATTCTTGTGGCTTAAAACTCCCGGCGAATCAGATGGCGCATGTAACGGCGGACCAAATGCCGGAACATGGTGGCCTGAGTATGCACTTGGACTTGCACAGAAAGCGGCGTATTAAAAAATAAGTGCACGTAGTCGATGTGCATATATAGATGCAAAAAACGCGGAGACTTCATCTCCGCGTTTTTTGCTATAAGGGTTTTGTTGTACCCGTATTTATATCCTGTAAAACTTTCGAGAAATCTTCAGTGTCATAGCGGAGCTTGTACGTATACAGGTTCAGGCCAGGCGAAAAATTGTGCGCGTCGGTGCGTTCGAAATGCGTATCAAAATACATCCGTATGTCCTGTTCATATCCTTGATCGTAACTCAATAACAACCATAGTTTTTGGTGCGCGTCTTTCAGTATGTTTACTTGGTTGGGCAAATCAGCCTTAGAAAACGCCGGGATTGCACCCGCGACAAATTGATTCCATATGGGCAGTGTTTGAACTTCGGCCAAACCCTTGTAGTAGTACTCAAACGGATACACGGTGAACGGGGCTGACAAAACGATCACGTCTTGAGGTTGCGCATGCGCACTCACATAGTCGCTGGCCGCGCGATAATTTTCCTTGACGGGCGTATTTGCATTGAGGATTTCCAGCGTCATCGTCCCTATCATGGCGGTGACGATTGCCACCTTCAATATCCGCGACAGGCCCTTGGGATATGTCGTAAGCACCCAGCTGATGAGAAGATACAGGGATGGAAGGGTCAGGATCAGATAACGGCTGAGGTATATGGGTTTGACTTGAAGGCTGATCGCGAAAGCTAGGAGTATGGGAATAAAAAGACTAAAGAAGAAATATATTGTCTGGGGGATATATGCTGACTGCGACGCAGTGAGAGGAATATAAGAAGTACAAGAAGAGGCCAGAGGGATACGAGAATTGTGTTTGTATGATCATTCTGAAAACCGAAAAGGAATTGCGAAAAGGTGTTGAATACATCGATGGAGGTAGGTTTCGCCAGCATAGGTTGACTGTTACCGGCGGCGCCTTGCATGGCGACAAAGTGGAGCCAGGGTGAAAATACTACGATGACAAGGAGCATGACCAATGCGAACATGCGCAACGCACGTTTTGGGAAAATGTTCCTGTAGAACAAGAAGAATATGGCTTGTGTAATAGTGTTGAAAATAAAGAAATAATGCGTGAATATGCCCAGGATAAGGGTGATAATGTAGCCTAACCATATTCGCCCTTTTACATCGCCGTCGGCACGCCGTTCTTCCATAAAGATCCGCGTAAAGAAATATTGATT